CCTTTTTTGTTTTATTCATTATTTTGGCAAAAACTAGCACAAACATTAGAAATATTAAAAAATAAAGTACCTAAATTATCTGTTCAAACTTTATATGATAATATTTATTTTTTTAGTGCAGCTAAGACATACCAGGAGGTAAGAATATTAAATGACCTAAAAAGGAACCCGGATGGAAGTTTTAAGACTTTTGAAGAATTTAAAAAACTTGCGACTAGTGTAGTAAATCAATTCAATGTAAACCATTTAAGAACAGAGTACAATTTAGCTGTTCAAAGCTCTATTAGCCGAAACCAATGGCAAGATATTATTGAGGATCAAGAATTATTTCCATTAATAAAATATCAAACCGCTGGTGATGAAAGGGTACGAGATGACCATAAATTATTAGATGATATAGTAAGGCCAGTAAATGACTCTTTTTGGAATGTTCACTTTCCACCAAATGGGTATGGTTGTCGGTGTGATGTTCAACAATTAGATACAGGAATGGTAACTAAAAAGGACCAAATACCAAAGATAGAAATACCAAAAGAATTAAGGCAAAATGTAGGCAAAACGGATATTATCTTTTCATCACAGCACCCACATTTTGAAGTGCCGCCAATTTTGGAAGGTTATAAAAACAGAAATTTCAATTTACTTGTCCCTCAAATATAACACCATATCAAAAGTATTAAAGAAGTCTAAAAAATATCGAAAAGATGTTTTAACTATGGCTGGAATAACAGCAATAAATCATTTTAAAGATAGTTGGACTAAACAAGGTTGGGAAGATAGCAATTTATCGGCCTGGGCAGATAGAAAAAAACCAATAACTGGAAGGGCCATATTGGTAGGTAAACAAAGCGGGACAATGCGTAGAAGTTTTACAAAAAAAACAACTAATAAAAGCGTAATTATTACCAATACTAGGTCATTTGCACAGGTACACAATAGAGGGCTTGGAGATATGACTAAACGTCAATTTATGGGCAAGAGTGAAGCAATGAATAAAAAAATTAAGCAAAAAAATGCTATATTGTTAAAAAAACTATTTAGCTAATGACTAAAGCAGCATACTTAGCAGTCAAAAATAGGTTAGAAGAAAAATTCAAAGGTTATTACATTGACAAGTTTAATAATCAATTTGAAAAATTAGATGGTAACCAATTACCATTTTCTTTGCCTTGCTTGCTTATAGGAACAGAGGGAGAAATTAGTTACAATGGAGAAGGGCAGGGGTTTCAAATGGGTACAGGTTTGCTTGCTATTTATTTAGGAATAGAAATATACAACAATAGTGTTTTAGATTATTTTGAAGCCAAAGAAAAAGTATATGATGCCCTAGAGGGGTTTGTAACAGATGATGATAATATAGCTTTTTGTAGTAGGGCCTCAGATGAAGATGATCAAGACCACAAAAATTTTTACGTATACAAAACTTTATTCAATTTTCAGTTTTATAGTTTCAGAAGTATACAAGAACAAACTTTGGAGTCGCCAACTTTTACTATCGCAGGTGGCTTGCCTTTTAATATTAATGGAATATAATGCCAACTTTACCAAGAACAACAAGCGAAATATTCAACGAACTAGTTGCAAACGTACAAGGCAATGATCAATTAACAGAACTTACATTATCAAATGCAGATGATTATCAAACCTATATAACTACTTTAATAAATAACCCTAGCCAAGTTGATATAATGGGGCACTTTATTTATTTAGCGGCAAGGGTACAGCAAACACAAGAAGAAAACAGGTATCAATATGAATTAAGTTTGGAAGAGTCAGAAAGCCAGTCAGTTTTTGCTACACCTGAATGGTGGTCCCAAAAGTTGCTGGAATTTCAATATGGTGATGATTTAATAATTACCACAACTAGTGATAACAAAAGGCGTTTGACATACCAAACTATAGACCCATCAAAACAAATTGTAAAAAGAGCATCGGTTACACCGGATGGATTAGGTGGTTCAATTTTCAAAGTAGCTGGTGAAGATGATAATAATAATTTAGTTGCTTTAAGTAATACGGAATTAATTGCATTACGAAAATTTGTAAGTGACCAAACACCAGCAGGGGCAAATATAGATATAAGAACTAAAAACTCTGATTTAGCTCGATACTATATTACAATTTATTATGACCCATTATTTAATTTAGAAGATGATGGCGCAATAGAAGGAATACAAACACAAGTTGAAAATGCTGTTAATAACTATCATTTGCAATTAGATTTTAATGGTGCAGTAGATTTAGTAGACTTACAAGATGCAATACAAGCGGTTCCAGGTTTGGAATCTATTGCTTTTAATGCAATGGAAGCAAAAGAAAGAGGTGGTGAATATGTTGCTTTCAACCCTTTTTATGTAACCTCAGCAGGATATATTGAAATAGATATTTCTTTTCCTTTAAGTGATACAATAACCTATGAAGCGGTAATAAATGGATTATAATTTAGACATTGACTTATTGGTTTTTAGAAATATGAATGCGGAAATTGCAAGCCAAGATTTCAACGTAAATTTATTTCAAGAATGCTTGTCCTGGTTTCGTAAAACTCAAGGTGAGTTTGACACAAACAGGTTTCGCATAAATAGAGCTTTAAGCTATAGTTCTCAAACCTTATTATTAGAGGATTTACTAAATGTAACTTTTAATAATGGACAATTAGGTATTTACATAGTAAATGATGCTTTAAACTTTTCACGAAGTTTTATTTTTAATAGAGAAGAAGGAGAAGAGCCAAAATATGTTTTCAATAGAGAAGAGGGACAAACACCAACGTATTTAGTAAATAATACTGAAATACAATTAGAAAGGGATTTTATAGTTTATGTACCTTTAAGCGTTTTTAATGTACAAACAAATGAGGTCAAACTTAATGAACTTAAAGCACTAGTAAACAAATATAAACTATCTGGCAAAAGATTTATAGTATTAAATTATGAATAATTTTAATTTTATCAATGGGGGGCACCCAAATGCTCTAAATGATTATGCTTTTATGCAATCTGCATACCAATTAGGTATTGCAAACTCGGGGCTAGTGAATAAACCAGAAAGTGTAAATAGTTACATAGTTTCAGGGTGTCAAATAACCAAAAGCGGAACTAGTTATACACATACAGCAGGTGTAATATACCTAAATAATCAATTTTACCAGGTTGATGAACTTACAATTCCTTTGACAGATGCAGGGGTTCCAGTTTGGGGAATTGAAGAAACAGTAGATACAACATTAAATTACTCGGATGGTTCAGCACAACAACCATATAGAATTAGAAAAGGTAAATTGTATATTAATACCTATCCGGATGGGATCATTGATATTAACACAATCAACCACTCTAAAAACTATATACATAAGCCCTATGAGTTGAAAAACTTTGTAGGAACACAAGCACAGTTAACAGATTATTTTACGGCAGGTGTTGGAATAGATGGGACAGCATGGGAAGGTTTTTATTTATGTAATGGGCAAACTGTAAATGGCCAAGTCCTACCAGATATGCGGGGTCGTGTTTCTTTAGGATTCCAAGATGTGGCAGGTGGTGATGACTTATTACGAGATAATAATTATACTACATTATTATCTTTAGGTGGAACAAAAAAACATACCCTAACAATAGACGAAATACCAGCACATGACCATGAATATCAACAAATGCTGAGAAATGGTGGTGCAATTGCGGATAGTGGTTCAGGTTCACAAAATAACACTGCTACTAGTGGACAAACGGGAGGCGATCAACCGCACGAAAACAGACAACCGTACATTGTAGTTTACCCAACAATTAGACTACCTTATGAAACTATTATAACCGTATAATTGTATAAACGTATATTTGAATATTCGAATATTTGTAAAAACGAATTTATTATTCTATTTTAGGGTCAAAGATGCTAGTAAAAGAGTTACAAAATAACATTTTAGAAGAAAATGCCATTTTTATTGATGGTATGATCGGCCAAACCTATGATTCTAGGATGTTGAGAAAGGACTTAGAAAGAATTTGGTTTAATACTTATTCTGAGGTTATCGTTTATATTAATTCTTTAGGGGGTGACCACCAAGAAGCATTAAGCATGTACCATATTCTAAAAAACTCACCTTTAAAAGTTATTACATGCAATATTGGCTTAGCATTTAGTTCTGCAATGACTATATTGCAAGCTGGCGATACACGAAAATCTTTGAATTATGCTTATGGAATGATTCACAATCTTTCTAGTGTAGACAGCGAAGGAAATACTGCACAAAACAGTGATACAATAAAAGCAAGTTACGGACAAGTAGCAGAAATCTTATCAGCAAAAGCAAACATAAGTAAAGACGAAATTTTTGAAATAATGTCAACCGAAAAATGGTTGAATGCGGAAGAAATGAAAAAAATTGGCCTAATTGATATGGTTATCGAAACAGATAATATTGAAATGGCTACAAAAGTATTAGAGAATAAGACAGATTTAAAAAAGTCTTATGCTTTAATGAATAGTTTAATTATTAAAAAACCAAAGAAGAAAGTAATGGAAAAAGTTACCAATCATCTTGGTTTGGTAGTAGATGCAAACGAGGAAAGTATACTCGGTGCAATCATTAATAAGCAAGAAGCTTTAAAAAATGCCTACCAAGCTGAAAAAGTAAAAGTTTCAGACATGGCGGCTGAGGCTAAAAAGAGGAACGAAGAAAACGCATCTCTAAAAAATGAATTAGAAGTTTTTAAGGCTAGTGAGCTAGAAAAAATTACTAATGAAGCTAAAGAGTATGTAAGTACTCAGGTTACATTGGGTAAGTTGCCAAAAGACGAAAAAACAGTTGATTTTTGGGTTTCTAATTACATCACAAACAAAGAAGTTGTAAAAAGCCAACTATCTAGTTTTGTTGGTGTTTCACCTAGCAAACCAGTTATTGAGGTAAGCAATTCAGATGCAAAAGAGGTAAAAAAAATCACTACAGCTGAAAGAATGAGTAAACTAAGATTAAAATAATTATGTCTACTACTAATATAAGCGCATTAGCATTTAATGGGGATCAATTAGAAACTATAGTTTCTTTTATGAGAACCGGAAACGATACGGTGTCCAAGGGGCTTGCCAATATCGACGAACATATGGCAACTACTAGAAGAGTGCCAAGAATTGATGTTTCAAACATTATCCAGGAATACAATTCAGATCCAAGACAAGCAGGTGTATCACAAGGTACAATCGACCTGGATGAAAGATTAGCAACAAAAATTAAGCAAATGGTGTATATGGAGCTAGATCCTAATACTTATGATGCTACGATTTTTGAAACTATGCAAAATCATGAAGCACTTTTAAATAAAGGTTTACCGCCAACAGTAGAGGGTGCTATCATTAATAACGTATTGGATAAATACCTAGAAAGGTATGATATTCAATTATGGCAATCAAACACTAGTACTGGTTCTGGTGATTTAGAATTTTTTGATGGTTATTTGGCTAAACTTACAGCAGGAGGTGCAGGAACTATCTTGGTACCTAGTCCAGTATCTTTAGATGCTAGTAACATTGAAGAAAAAATGATTGCTGCATTTAACTTATTACCACAGCCAATTAAAGAAAGTGCTAATACTAAGTTTGCAATGTCTTTGACTGATTATTATTTCTATATCCAGGCGATGCAAGCAAAAGGATTTAAAAACATTGATACGACTGTTAATGTTGCACCTCCTTATTTAGCGAAGCCTGTTGTTGGTGTTGCTGGTCTACCAGCGGGTAAATTTGTGGTTGGTGAAATGACTAATGACCAAAATTCAAATTTTTGGATTTTCAATAACTTTGGTGTTGAGGGATCTAGTTTTGAATTTGATAGATTACCAAGACCATCTGATAAATTTTATTTAAAATCAGTGGATAGAGTAGATGTTCAAATTGCAAAACCAGAGGAGGTTGTTTTATACAATGCTTAATTATTAATAATAAAGAAATGAAAACGGAATTAAAAGCAGAATTTTTAAAAACAGCAGAAGTATACGGTCATGAAAAGATCGTATACAAAGCTGGTAGTGAAGAGGTTTATTATTGGTCAAGAGTAGAGGCAGGGTCTTACCTAATGACTAAAGAAAAGGCAAAAAAATCCTTGATTGAAAAAATTGCAAAAGATATTAAGGAAGGGAAGCCAGAGCCTACATATGAAGCTAAAAAAGAAATGCTTGCGTCTATTGTAAAAAAATATACAGAGGACAAGCGAATAGTACCAATAAAACTGGAAAACAAGAATGGCTAATTCAAAAAAAGAGGCTAAGATTCTTAAAAAATTAATAGGTAAAACCGTTTTCAAAACAGAGGACGGTTTACACTATTTTGAAGAAAAACACGCCAAAAATACAGGGCGTAAATATGAAAAAGTAACTTATAAAAAAGATTAATTATGTCTTTACCTGGTGTTGATTTTGTATTATCTAGTGGTGGTATAGGCCGGGCACTAAATAATGATGACCATATAAGCGGTATTATATTTTATAATGATGATACTGGCAATTATCCGACTGGTTTTAGCTCAACAGCACCAGTGTTAAAAATATTTAGCTTAAAAGATGCTGAAAATGCTGGTATTGCTGAAAATTCAGCAGAGTTTGGTATTTTACACTATCATATCAAACAAGCTTATTTGCAAAACCCACAACTTATTCTGTATGTGGGAATATATGACACCCCAGGCGGTGCATTTGATTTTGCAGAAATTGATGACATAAGAAGAAAAGCCAACGGTGAAATTAAGCAACTAGGATT